TGGAACTTCGACTGCATCCCAGCTTAAAGTTGATTCATTCCAAGAATAGAATGTTCCAGTTGTTGTCTCAGTTGGCATAACTGCGTCTGGTTGAGCAACAGGTGCACCCCAAACACAAGTGTCTTCGTTCAATGACCAGCTTGGATAGGGTGAAGGTGCATAAAATGCATCTCTACCGGCATCATATACATAACCAATGCCTGCATAGTTTTTACGTAATGGTGTTCCGCCATTTCTATGCACACCAGCGTGGGTATTGTAGCTAGTTTGAACCCAAGCTGCTGGATCTCCAACTGCGCCAGAATTAATGAAATCTTGTTCAGCAACGATAACTTGTGATACGATGCCGTTCTCTACTTTAGCAAAATGTGCCATTCTCTATCTCCTTTAAATAAAACCTACCATAGCATCTTTTTCATACCAGGCAATAATTGAACCATTTTCGATGTAGATCATAGTTGGATCTGCATCTGTTATTATATCGTCGAAAGTAATACGACCTTCAAATGCTTGCTTAGCAAGTGCAGGGTCGCTTGTACCTAAAATCTCAGCGTTTATATTGGCCGGATTACTTAAGACGAAATCTGCTATTGTTGTTTGCATACTTTATTATTTATATACTCTAACACCTTGGTTTATCCAAAAATTACAGAGTTAATAGAATATTGGAATACAATACAACGTTTGCACTACCATACATGAACCATTCCCCGATGCTAGCGTTAGCTACACCGTAGACTGTTTCATTTGCATTATCACTTATACCATCTTTGAAGCTAACATTAACATTCGCAACAATCATTCTGCCGCCTAACATACCGGCAATAGGTGATCTTTCAACAATTCTAGCATTGTCTATCAGAGTTAATGTGCCTACTTTATTTTGACCAGTACCATGGAATACGATTTCTGTTCCTGTTGTCATTGCAGATACGAATACGTTGACTTCAGCATTGCTAAAGGTTTTGCCTCCGAACCAATCTCCATCATTACCATCTAGATAAGCATTTGCTGTGCCACCATCAACCGATGATAAAGGTAAGTTAATTATAACTTGGTTGTTTGCAGACATATCGCTTCTAGGAGCACCGGTTGAATTAAATATCCGCCTTCTACCCCATGTAACAGTATTAGTTACAATACCATTATAGGTCGCCCAAGTAGCATATTCTGGACTTTCAGATACTATCCAAGGATAACCTGTTGCTAGTAGGGTAACATCAAGAGTACCATTGGAATACACAGTAGTGTTGCCGTTTGCATTTGTAGCGGTGACCGCACAACTAATTACGTTATTAACATCAGCTTCCACTAAAACATATGTGCTATTTGTTGCAGACGTTATATTGGTATAAGTGCCACTATAACGACGCCATTGATAAGTATATGTTATTGGAGATGTGCCTTCCCATGTACCTGTAGTACATGATAATGTTCGACCAACACTAGCTAATCCGGAAAGAACAGGTGGTATTAAAGCAACAGGGGATCTTGGTATATTTGAAAGTATAGATAAAATATCGGTTGTAAATTTAATATTTGCCGCACCATACATAAACCAGTTACCGTCACTACTATCTACAATTTCTCCAGGGCCATCGTTAATGCCATCTTTCATGTTCATATTTACATTTGCAACAACAATCTTGCCTCCACCATAAGCATCAACTACTCTCGCATTATCTGTTAATGTTATAGTTTCAGCAAATGCTTTAGAATAATTGTAAAAATCTATTTCAGTGCCTGTTGTCAATGCATTAATGAATAAATTTACTTCTGCATTACTTAGAGTAGGACCACCAAAATAATAACCATCGATTTTTGTTAGATATGAATTGGCAGAACTATCAGCAGTGGATCCCCATGGTAAATTGAATGATATTTGATTATTTGCTGTTTTTGAACCATCAGCAAATCTAATATTTCTACCCCATTGAACCGTGTTAACAAGTATTTTATTATTAGTCCCCCAATTACTGGTAGCATTTTCACTAAGCAACCACGTATAAGTTTGAGTTACGGTAGGTGGCGCTGTTAATTGCATACCTCCGCCAAATTGTATTCCGCCTGAAAATTCCATTTTGTTTCCTTAATATCCGAATCTTGTTTTATGCAATCCATGCAGTGTTTGTATCTCAGTTAATGTTAATACACGATCATATACTTTGACGAATGCTATATTACCTGTTTGTACTTCAGAGCCAGAGTAGCGACTGAACATTCTTAACTGATTGAATCCGCCACCATTTGCATCAGTCGCTGTATAACTATAATCAGTTGGGGCGACGCTGGTTGCAGTATAAAGTTGTCCTGTACTTGTGGAATTATTCCATGTCCCCCAAGCAAAGTGCCATACTGTATCGGCTCCGCCTGTTGGTAAGTTCACAGTAGTATTTGGGAAAAATGCGTCTGGATAGCCATTATAAGCACCCAACATCCAATCTTTACTTGCTTCGCTTTGCGTGTTTAACAATCTACCAGAAGATGTTGCTGATAGTTTATATGCCATGAATACTGTATAACTTTGTCCAGTAACATAGTTTGGGCCACCGTATATAAAATCTGTGCCTACATTACTCGATTTAATCCACGATCCACCATTGGCACTATTCCAAGCAATGGAAGATCCAGAATTTGCTACGGTTAATGTATAAGATCCAACTGTCGATGCATTTGTTGGCACTGCAGAATAATTCGCCGCATCTAAATCATAAACAGCAGACGGAGGAGGCGGTGGCGGTGGCGGAAAATATATTTGCGAACCACCACTAAGAGTTGCGCCTGATATTGTAGCTGGCATCTTATACCTTTAAATTCTTAATATGAGTTTTGTGTACTCGGCATTGCACTTGCCCATTGTAATAATCTTCTGTTTCTAAAACTCGTCTATCCATTTGTTCTCTTGCTTCTAAATAATTACATAAGCCTTTGTTAGGGCATATGTGTAATATCTCTCTGATAAATTTATCCTCACCGTGGTTTTGCACATCTGATTTAACTTCTTCAGATGACGACCAATAATCACGCCAGTCTGATTCAACTTTGAGGCGTTTTTTCTTACCCTTTACCACCTTGGTCCTTCGAAACCAAAATAGCTTTTTGCCTATATACTTACGACCCGTCACATTATTTGTAATCAAATAAACAAATCCATATGCATCTTCAGGTATTACTTCTAACTCTGTATTATTGTATAACCACATTTTAAATACCAATATTAAATTAGTATTTATTGTTCGACAATCTCCCAAATATCTCCGCCTGATATGAACTTGTTTGGTTCGTCTCTGGGAGGAACTAGAAAGTAATCGTCAGGATCAGTCATTACATCCTCGATTCTTTCTGTGGCAAGTCCTCTCCCCATTTGTCCTGTTTTGTGTAACATCGTAGTCTGAATAGATTTCTTATATCTGTGTCCCTCAGACTCTTCCGTGGACATATATTCTTTTTGCTTTTCAGAGAATACTTTTTTCTGTTCCTCTGTCCATTGCCTTGAATTGGCACAAGCCCGAGAACAATAAGTCCCGGGCTTGGCATGGAGTGTCCCGCATTTAGGACACGTCTTCGTCGTAGTTATCGAGGTCTTCGTATTGGGCATCCTTGTGATCCTCTTCCATAGCTGATCCGCAGAAAGGGCAATAGTCTACCTTATAATACTTGTCATCAAGATCGTAATTTATCTTGAAGACTGCATCGCATTCGACACATTCGTGGTGTTGCTTTTTTGCCATGGTTGCCCTCTCTTTTTAGCTTCTGCATCAAATACTCTTAAACGAAGATCAGATGAACTGAAGAAGTGATCTCGCTTATTAAAGTATAATTCTATTCCTCGTTTCATGCAAATATCTTTGCCTGTATATTCTGTATCTTTATATTCTTCTCCTAAGATGCGAACATCAATTGGTAAAGCCATAAAGATATCTTCTAATTCTTTTTCTGTTGAATAAACAATGATCTCATCAACATGCTTGCAAGCTGATACCTGAATTTGTCTCTCAATGATTGACTGTACAGGTTTGTTCTTGGTTTGCCTATCAAGTGTCGGATCAACTTGAATCGCAGCAATTAGGTAATCGCATTGACGCTTTGCTTCTTCCAACATGATTACATGACCTGCATGGAACAGATCAAATGTAGAACAGGTTATCCCTACTCGTTTAGTAATTTTCATATTTTCTCCACTTCAATATTACACTTATTTAAAAATTCTATACCATCAGTATTTCTATAACTATTCCTATAGAATACTTTATTTATGCCCGCTATATGTATTAATTTTGCACAATCAAAACATGGTGCATGAGTGATATACATTGTGGCATTTAGACCAGATTCATTAGACTGAGCCAACTTACCAATAGCATTCATTTCTGCATGAATAACTTCTGGTTTTGTTTCTAGTCTTATTGTTTCCATAGTGTGCCATGGACCACCTTCATCTATGACATACTTATGTTCTTCACGTATTTCATTCTCACAATTATTATCCCAACCTACAGGAGTTCCATTATAACCTATTGAGATGATTCTATTATCTTTTGTAATAATAGAACCAACCTTCAATCTTCTGGCAGAGGATAGTTCAGCATACCCCTCTGCTGCCTTCATATGTGCATGATCAATTTTACTCATGTCAATACCTACCTGATGCTAATACAATTTGACAAATATGTTCTAATCGTTCAATGTGTTCAAATGCACGCCATGGGCTAGTGTCAATAGCCACTACACCGTGACCTTTGATGCCCACAATGTCGTAAGCAATATTTCCCGATTCATCTAACTGTAAGTTTTCGTGACAACGATCGGCAAGTTCTTGACTGATAGGTGCTACATCTCCCACATTAGGTGCTACCTTGGTATAGCGATTAAGTTCTGGAAACGCTTTACTAATAGTGCTCAATTCAATACCACGATGCATAGCGGCAACACAATATGTTGGATGTAAATGAACAACGACTCTCACATCGTCAGAATGTTGTCCCATTTTCTTTTGTAAACCAAAATGTAGGGGTAACTCACCGCTAGGTTTTAGTTTGGCAGAGATATCAGAGTAAGGTAATTCTATACAGTATTTGCTATATATTGAACTTCCAAGCCCAATTTTTTTAAATTGATCGGGTTGCAATGTTTGCTTACGAACACCACTAGGTGTGATGTAAAAATGGTCTCGATCATGATGACGAATGCTTACATTACCATCACGACTAGTAATCCAATTGCGTTTGTATGCTTCAACTAAGGTATCACAAATTGTTTCTAACATATTATTCCTCAGCCAACCATTTATTTTCGGGACATTTTTGTCCTCTCATCAATGTCTTACCCCAGATAGCACAACCACATTTACTGCAAGATTTAATACCAACATATGTAGTCAAATGCTCACAAGAATAACAGATTGCTCTTCGCTTGTCGTAAAATGCAATTTTTATTTCTGTATTGCTATCCATTTTTTGCACCAATAATTAGGTTTCACTTTAGCATCCCAGGTTTTACAATTTTTTGTACCTGGAACATAAGCATTACAATTTGCACAATTTTTATCTGTCTTAGCTTTATCATATAACGGGGGCAGATTCTTAGGAATCGGTGTACCGTCAGGATACTTTCGCTCTCTTAATTCTTTGAAGTTTTTCATGCCTTGCCCCATACGTCACCCCATGAGCCGGTTGATGCTGCCTTGGCATAATCTGTTGATCTGTTCTCAAAAAAATTAGTATGTGTGGGCGCATTAATCATTGTCTCAACCCAAGGCAATGGATTCTTTTTACGCTTAAAGATACCTTTAAGACCAAGACTAATTAAGCGTCTATCGGCAATGTATCTAATATATTCTTTTACTTCGTGTTCAGATAAGCCTGTGATTGCCCCAGTCTGAAAAGACAATGAAATAAATTTATCTTCCAAATCCACCATCTTCTCCGCAATCGTGTAGATCTTCCCTTTAAGGTCATCGTTCCATATCTCCTTGTTTTCTTCTATGTATGTACGGAACAATTTAATCATAGCTTCAGCATGCTGAGTTTCGTCAACAATAGACCAAGTAACAATTTGTCCCATGCCTTTCATTTTACCATGACGAGGAAAATTCAATAACATAATAAAGGAACTGAACAATTGCATGCCCTCAGTGAAGGCAGAAAAGGCGGCAATGTGTGCTGCTGTAGACTCCAATGTGGAATTTTGTGAAGACAAGTTTAACAAGTAATCATGCTTGTCTTTCATTTCCTGATACTCAAGGAATTGATTATAAGTTGTATCAGGCAATCCTAATGTCTCAATCAAATGCGAATATGCCGCAATGTGTAGAGCTTCGCGTGCTGCAAAGCCCAATAGCATCATACGTACTTCAGGCTGAGGAAAATAAGGCAAGTAATTGTTGACATAACCACCAGCAACATCGATATCTCCTTGCGTAAAAAAGCGGAAAATATGTGTGAGGAATTGTTTTTCTTCATTTGTTAATTGCTTCTTCCAATCTTTTACATCTTCAAGCATTGGAACTTCTGTGTGAAGCCAATGTGATTGTTCATGTTTCAACCAAGCATCATATGCCCAGGGGTAATTAAAAGGTTTAAACGAATTACGTTCGTCAGTCAGTCTTGATTTAATTTTTTCCATTTTTATTTCTGTATACTAGTGCAAGTTCTTTCACGATAGATTGTTCCATCGTTTGATTGTATTTCTTTCCATGCTGTGCAAGTTTGTTCTGTGAAAATTGGTTGTCTTATAATTATAGTCTCAGGTTGTGTTGGTCTGTTAGCAATAGCTGCACCAACAACCCCACCGATAATTAACGGTGCTACCCAATTGCCATTGACACCGCCACCATAGTAGTATCTATGATTCCAGTTGTTATGATGATGAAAATGTTGCGCCGATGCTGTAAAACTAACAGTAAGCAATAATAATGCTAGTAGTTTTTTCATTTTAGTTATATCCTTTTTGTAGATTTTCATTCTTCTCTTCGCACTTGTTGCATCTACATTCTGTACAATCACAACCTTCAGTTAAACAACTATGGTTGCAATGTGGCTCACATCCACACTTACATTTATAACGTATATATCTTTCGTGTAGAAATTGTTCTGGCATATCTATCCTTATATTTTTTATTCGTTCATTCGCCATTTATTTTCTGGCAATCCATAGTCCCACTTTGGATCCATTTCAACATTCCATCTAGTAGTAGCAACATTAAAGTCTGGTATCTTCATCTCTTTAGGATTGGATGCTGGTTCTAAAATAACAATACGATTATTTGGCTGTGCAGCAAATTGTCCATTGTCACACTTGATAAAGTTAAAGGACTTATGATCCTCAACATCTTCGCTATGCCCACAATCAAGAGTATTAAAATCAGGATGGGCAGAATCAACAGTAAAAAGATATTCACCTTCCAACCATGACCCATCCTTCATTTTAATTTTGCATCTCATATTTGCTATCATTGCTTTTTTAATAACAGTGATATCATAAGACATGCTGTTCCATAATTGCAAAAAGTCTAGTGGATATGGATCACCCTCTATTGGCTTCCAGCAGTAAGCATGTAGTGGCAGTTTATCATATAATGCGCCATAGTTATTTAAGTATGACTCAATTCTAAATGCCTGACTTCTTTGCGATTTGATTGTTAGCCACCAACATGGTTCAAGTTCACCATGACCCTTTTGGAAATCATAAAGAAACTCTCTTCTAACAAAGGCTTTTACTGGGGGCAAGTTTGCAACAATGTGTGCCATATTATCCTTCGCAAGCTAAACAGGTATCACCCTCGATTATAGCTTTCATATCCAACTCTTTGATAACTTCTCTTTCAATCTTCTTAGATACTTTATCAGCTTTACCAATTTTTTCTGAGCGGCAATAATAAAGTGTTTTCAATCCTTGTTTCCATGCCATGAAGTGAACAGCATGTAAATACTTAATATTCGAATCTGGTCTAAAGAATAGATTAATAGACTGCGCTTGATCTATATATTGCTGTCTATCGGCAGCGTGTTGAATAACCCAACGCTGGTCAATTTCCATAGATGTTTTAAATACATCTTTGTTCCAATCAGACAACCAGTCTAAATGTTGCACCGATCCGTCATTAGCAATGATGCTAGACCATACTTCATTATACCAATCTTCTTTGTGATGTTTTGCTTCTTCATTAATGATTGCATCTAACCATTTGTTTTTGTTGAGCATTGAACCCGATAGAGTATCTTGTCTATATGCGTTCGCACGAAGGGGCTCAACAGAGGGAGAAGTATTACCCATAATGATAGAAGAAGAAGCGTTAGGAGCGATAGCAAGCATATGAGAGAAACGGCGTCCAGTGCCTGCCGCATCGGGTGCTTCGCCTCTTTGTTTGCCAAGTTTAAGATTTGCATCATCTAGCTCTTTTCTAATTTTGCCGAAGATTTTGTGATTGGCTCCGACTGCCATTGCGGATTCCCATGGGAGATTGTTTTTCTGCAAGTAGGCATGCCAACCCAGCGCACCGATGCCGATGCTTCTTTCACGCATTGCGGAATACTTTGCTCTTGAAATGGTGGGAGGCGCGTTATCAATAAAATACTGAAGAACATTGTCAAGCATTTCTGCAACATCAAGAAGGAAAAAAGGATCGTCTTTCCAGACATCATAGTACTCCAAATTCAAAGAAGACAAACAACATACCGCAGTACGATCTTTATCTGTAGGTAAAATAATTTCAGAGCACAAGTTAGACTGTTTAATGCTTAGCCCCAATTTCTTTTGGAACTCAGGCATCATTCGATTACTTGTGTCTATGAAGTGTAGGTATGGTTCACCTGTTTGCATACGCATTTCAATAATACGTTGCCACAATTCTCTAGCAGGTACTGTGTCTCTGACAACACCTGATGCTGGGTCTTTTAATTCCCACGTGTCATCTGCATCTTTGTCCAACATGCATTTCTCAACCAATAACATAAATTCATCAGTAATATTAATGCCATGATGCAAGTTCAATGCCCGCATATTGGGATCGCCTGTTGGCTTTCTCATTTCTAAAAATATGAGAATATCCGGATGACTAATATCAAGATAAGCGGCATAACTACCACGACGAGTCCTGCCTTGTCTATAAGCGAGAGATGATGCGTCATATGTGCGAAGGTGTGGCATGACTCCAACCGACTTATCATCCGCAGAACGAATTCCAATACCAAGTCCAACTCCGCCTCCTAACATTGATAACCAATTTACTTCCGATAAAGTGTTGACCAAACCTTCAGCACTATCGTCGAGATAAGGTAAAAAACATGATATAGGAAGGCCACGCTTACTACGCCCAAAACTGAGAACAGGAGTAGAATAAGACAACCAATGTCTAGAAGAATACTCATATAATCTCTGCGAGTGCTCCTTATTGGAGCCGAATGCCTTAGAAACGAATGCAAATCTCTCTTGCGGGGACTTTTCCTCATCCTTCATGTAACTTTCTTTTAATCTTTTAATTCCTAATTCATCAAACAAACTATCTCTAGTATAATCGACATTAATCCCGTGGACTACATCTTTAGTCATCTTTACTCCAATTTTAATTATTTTACCGACTCAAAAATATTTTTTTGTACCTGATACCATTTGATCCAAGCGTCTTGCTTTACTGCGCACTCGTAATATGTAGTATAATTGCTTGTTACTGTTTTTGCTACAGCGCTCAATGCCTTTTCATCTTCTTTTAGTTTCTCTAAATTAGGGCAAGGCGCCATTAATAATTCTGAGACTTCTGGAAATTTTGCTCTAACAGGAACGGTTGTCGAACAACCGGTTAGAAGAAATGCTATAACTAATAAAATATATTTCATTTTACCATCTCCGCCGCATCGTTGTGGGCTTTAACAAATTCTTTAGGGAGGATACAAGTATTGTCATACTTAGTAACTTCCCTGTCAATATATTGAATAACATCTTTGCCTTTTGTTTTGATGAATTCAGTTTTCTTAACAACTTTTTCTACTATCTTAGTATTTTCTTTTGCGCTCTCTACTTCAGCCGCCGCAACTTTTAATTCCATCTCAGCAACTCTAGCTTGCCATACCATATTATCATTTAATCCACCTTCTAGGAATAAGCCAAATGCTACTAGCACATACCCCATTACCTTAACGGGCATTTTATATTTTGAGATAAAGGGAATGAAACCAAAGAATGTTCCCGCAAGCAAAGCGAGTATGCCTGCACCGAGAATAGCATGAAAAACCCAAGTTGGTAAGAAAGTAAATATCCACATAAAAATTACTCGATTGTTGTTTGTCTTTTATTTATTATTAGACAACTCTCACAATTCTTTAGCAAGTGGAAATACTTCAGATATAACCTTTGCACAGGCTTTTGCAATCTCAATATGTTCTTTTTGTGTGCCGTTTTCTGCTCTTAGTTGAACATAGTGTATCCAACTTCTCAAAGTACCAGCCATATATAACCTAGAAACTGTCAGGCCTTCGGGTAATACTGCTCTAGCTTGTTCTTTTGCAATACCGTTAGTAACTGCCCAAGTATATGTTTGTTTTGCAAGTCGAATCATATCTTGTTGCTTTTCAACCCACATATTATTTAATTCCCTATTATCAGCATTCGTTAAATCTAGATCAATAGAGTTTTGTCTATTTGCAGTATCCTGCATTCTAGCCTCTCTAATATCAAAATCCAAATCCTGTGTGGGATCAGCATATCGTTGGCTAAACTCTTGAAATGAAAAACTTCTGTGTCGCAACATTTGCCGTGCAATGTCTCGTGTCGTCTCAATCTCAAGAGTCAAAGATACCATTTCAAGCGGAGACCAGTGTTTATTTTTAATTAAGTACTTAATTAATTTTTCAGAAGTATCTTTATTAGCTTGATTAGATGGATTAGAAACTCGAGCACAAAATGCTACGAGTTCCGTCATATTTTCCGCAAAATGCACTGCGGGTTGTGAATAAGAAATAATTTCAACCTTCATTGAATAACACCATTCCATCTATAAGTTCTAATTGGCTTGTCTTGTTCATAGGCGATGGCTGCTTCCCAAACATCTTTTGCGAGCTGTTCCCATCCCTCGGCAGGAGTGACAACTTGATTGTATTTGCTGGCTAACCACCATTTTTTAAATGCTTCATAGTCTTCTTGTTTCATATTAATCCCATAGTGCTTGATAATATTTACCGAATAAACGGAATCCATTTGTCTTTCTGGCTTGATGAGCATCTAAACCTACGTGGTCAATTTTAATTTTTTCTAATTGACCTAAAAAATCATGAGTTGATGTTTCAACCTGCGAATGATCGAAGAACTGTTCTTCGCTTTTTGGATCTAAGTTTTGTTCAAAGGTCCAAATCATCTCATTCAAAACCCAATCCCATCGTTTGAAATGATTCTCATCAGTATCATAGTCGTCTTCTTTAGCAGGGGCAGAAGTGCTACGAAGTTCAACAGGAACATCCTCATCATCTACACATGGGGCACCATGCTTTGTTTCTTGAAGTTGCTTAAGCATAGGAACAATAATATGAGACAGAGTATAATCCATGCTCCATGTGTCCCATTTATCAATCTTAACATAATTGATCTTAGGATCAATAAAATCAAGAACTGCCTGAATACCTTTGCAAATAGGATCTAAACGATTAACCCATTTTTCATAAGGTGCATCCGGGTTGTCTTTAAGATTGTAAAAGACATCATCGTTCTTTTCCCAAAAACAAACAAACTTTAGTATAGTATAAGGACTAATCCAATGATGCTTGTATTTGTTTATATAGACTTTCATTCTTTAACCTTTGTTACAAATGTATCGAGTTTTAATTTATCATTCCAATTGTTTGCATAATCATTATCAATGTTGCATAGAGCAAGAACTTGCTCTTCACTCATAACTCTATGTGAAACAATATTTTCACCAATATGTTCTTGGCTAAATTCTTTAGCTTCTTGCATCACGACTGTATCGAGTGCCCATTCTGCTTTGCCTGCAGGTACTTCGACAACGTATCGTTGACGGAACATTGATATACACTCAACAAGTACAAATTCTTTTTTAATTTTCTTTTTCATAGTCCAGCTTCCATCTTTATTATCAATCCAATCAATTACATCACCTGTCTCCCACCCAACTTCTTTTAATATGTCATCACTCAAAGGCAAAACCAAATTGCCTTCATCATCACTTTCAAGTGTAATAATTTTTCGCATTTAACACCTCTTCCATTCTGTAAATTTAACCTTTGCTTGCAATCCTGAAAAAACATTTTTAGATATAATTTTAACCGGATCACGGTTATTTAACACCATATCATTTATATCTTTTTCTTCAATTGTCTGTGGCCATATAACTACATTATATTGCCTTTCAATGATCTTGTCAAGAATTTTACAAACTTCTTTGTTTCTGGGTTGATTGTCCATTGCCACAATTAATTTATCTTTTGGCAAGGACAATGTGTCTAGTTTACCAAATGTAGTACCACCTACTGCAATTGAATTTGGCAAGAACAAACTATCAATAGGACCTTCCACTACATAAATTGGTTTTGTTTTATCTATGTCTGAAAGGCCAAAGATCAATAAATCATCTTCGTTAATTTTAATAGTAACATAACGTAAACTCTCGCCCCTCAATGCTCTACAAGTAACACCTGCCAATTGACCATCTAAGTTATAAAATGGAATAACCAAACGGGGCTCTTCACCTTTAACATTTTCCTTATACTTCTCATTAAGTTGCGATATATCTTTGATATTCTTAATGAAATACAACCTATTAAATTTTGCTCTGGGGATTTTTCTTTTTAGACAGAATTGTACTGCTTCATTGTCTTCGGGTAAGGTATCAAGTCTATCCAATATTTTATCAAGAAGAGTTTCCTCTTTCTTTTCAAATACTGGTTCTTTCATTCTGAATTTGTCTTCAATCTTTTGATGTGGCTTGTTAGTAGGTAAACCTTCATTATATCGTTCCATTACATATTGATTATATTGGAAACCATCTAATTGTTTTAAGAATGAACCAAAGTGCATAGATGCACTGCAGTTATGGCATTTATAATATAAATCATTTTTGGAGGCATAGAAATAGCCTCGCGTTTTATTTTGCTTTTTTGACGAATCACCGCAAATAATACATCTGCAGTTATACAGACGATCACTTTTTTGTTTGAATTGCGGTAAACGATTGCTAATTAATTTTAAATATTTTAGGTCAGTAAATAAAGACACAAAGACTCCTACACGAAGTCTTAATTATAATATACTTTTGGTTAGATGTCAAGCAATTAGAACAATTTTTCCAATTTCAAGTGAGCCAAAACATAGCCAACTACAATAGCCCCACCCATTATCATCCAGCGCCATTTTTCGATTGATGCGATCTTTTCGGCAATTGCTTTATGTTGTTCCGTACTAGCTTTGTTTTGAGCGTCTAACTTCTCAATAACTTTATCATGTTTTGTTTCTATGTCTTTATGCAAATCATCTCTCATATCGCTTATCCTATGATGCAATGTTGCATAATTTTCATCTATCTTTTGTTCTAGTTTTTCTAGATTAACATTGATAGATGTAACTTGTGTTTCCAAAACAGATACTCGAATGTCGGTGTCTAGATCTCTTTTAGTAGTTGAATCAACCATTTGGCTTCCCTCGTTTGAACATGGCGTTAGCAGCAGTCCATTTCTTTTGACCCTTTTTGCTTACGGGAGGATTGTTATCTA